CTATAAGATTGATCAAGGTAAGCCCTCCATTCACATTCAAGGATGTAATCATTGTTGCCCTCATCTGGCCGACGGTTATATCTGTATTGGTAACGGATTACTTAAACGGAGATTTTTAATGATAGTAGATTACATGTTAACATACCTCGGTATAGGTGTTTTTATATACATTCTATCGGATATCTCCATTCGGGAGATGAAAACAAGTGAACCTTTTACTTTTATAGAGATAATATCATGTGTGTTATTCTGGCCTTTTGTAGTGTTTGCTTTTATAAGAGAATTTTTTAATGGAGATTATTAATTAAACAAATAAGTTATGTATAAAGACAAAATAAGTATGGGAGAGGCCATGTCTCTTGAATTATTAGGAGAGATTACAATTGTTGATGCTTCGCCAGAGTCTGCCACCCCTTTTGGAGAAAACGGAAAACAGTGGAAAGAAGCATTTATAAAACTACAATCCAAACACAGGCATATATCCCCAGATAAACTCCTTAACTTCCTTTCGGCAAAATACCTTATAGAGGTATCTGAAGGCATAGTGGATACAGATAGTAATACTTATTCCTGGAGATATTTCCATGGTATAGAGAATAGACAAATAAAAGAGAAATCTAAAGATAATATCGAGTATGTCTATATTCTGGTTAATCCGGGTTATCCTTCCTTGGTTAAGATAGGAATGACCATTAAGGAAGTTCATAGCAGAGTCACGTCAATTAACGCTACTGCGACAGTTGAGGAGTGGGTTCCAAAATTTGCTCTTCCGGTAGAGAAAGGTACTGCCTTTTATGTAGAACAGGCTGTTCACACTTTCTTTGCCCCTGTAAGGGTTTCTTCCGATCTTGGTTCTTCAAGAGAGTTTTTTACCCTAGATCCATTAACGGCTTTTGATAAGGTTCGTGAGGTAGGGGCAGTGTTTGCTATAGGAAATCCTATTACTTATTAAGGATTAACAGGAAATTAACAGAGGTTAGGCAAGGATATATAAAATCTTGCGCGGCGATTCTTCGAAAATAAATTAAAAAATAGTTGCCTCCTTTAGTTTTTCTTCTTATATTTAGGTGTAATCAAAAAGATATATTATGAAACAGTTTAAATTTTTATTTTTAGCATTAGTATCGTTATTTATTTTTAGCTGTACTCCTGATGAGATTCAACAAGATGTTTGTTTAAATGGGGATTGCGGTGTAGAATTCTGGATTGATACTCTAGGTCATCCTGGGACCTACCAAGACCCACAAGGGGTATGGCATATAAAACATGCTGATCTAGACTATTTTACTGTAAAAGGTCGTATAAATGAGTTGGATCCTCACTATGTTATAAATGGAGTTCCTTTAGTAGAAACAGGATTTGATTCTAATTTCTTCTATACTCTTGGAAATGTTATTTGGACTTACCCTACTTATTCTTTTCTAGGACTTTGGTCAAGTAGTCAGATGAACACACCAATTCCTTACGGAACTGCTTCTTATACATTTCCGCAACTAATAGGACAGACTACTATAATCAACCTAGCAGGGTATGAGATTCAACGTAATCCTCATGTTAATACAAATCACCCGGCTTACCAAGGATATTTCGCAACTTACAGCAAATACACGTATACTCCTCAGCAGAGCATGGTTTTCTTTGACGATTTTGAAGGGATGACAGCAACAATATATTTAGAGGTGACTTTAGGAGAAAATAAAAAAACTATTAACAAAGAGATAAAGATATCTTTTGAACCTTAATAGTTGTTTCCCAAAAAAAAAGTTCATACCTTACCTCTATAAGAAATTATCCCGGACTAAAAAAGGAATAAAAACTTAAAAAAATAGTAATTAATAAAAATAAACAAAATGAGAAACAAAGATTTATTCGAACAAAAGTTAGAAAGATTTGAAGCAGAAGTAAAAAATATGGGGTATAATATTCATAAAAATGAATTAGATGTTGCATATGGTTTGGTAGAGGTATTATTAGAGAAGATAGGTGATCTTAGAACTCTATTGAATACCGAACACCAAGACTAATGAATCTTTCGGCAGAACAAATAGAACGTAATTGGGATAAACATCTTAAAATCGTTGATACTTTTATAACAGGTGATCGTAAAGAGAAGTTAAAAGCTCTTTACCTTGACCTTGCCGATGAAATGGTTATGGCTCCTGCCTCCGGAAAGACTTTTTACCATAATGCTTTCCCGGGAGGGTATATTGACCATGTTAATCGTGTTGTTCATTGTGCTTTAAAAACTAAAGCATTATGGGAAGAGATGGGTACCTCTATAGATTTTACAGATGAAGAGTTAGTTTTTGCAGCTCTTAATCATGATTTAGGTAAAATAGGTTCTAAAGGAAAACCTAACTATATTCAACAAACAGATAAGTGGAGACAGGATAAATTAAATGAAATGTATACTCCTAATAAGGATTTAACTTTTATGCTTATTCAAGACCGTTCTCTTTTTACTCTACAGCAATATGGTATAGCTTTAACAGAAAGAGAATTCTTAGCTATTAAATTACATGATGGATTATATGATGATGTAAATAAGCCTTACTATATGTCTTTTAGTCCTGATGCTAAATTTAAAACTAATTTAGTCTATATTCTTCATAATGCAGACTTCCTAGCTTCTAAAATAGAATACGATAACTGGAAGTCCTTAGGAGGTTCTACGGAGAATAAGGCAGAGAAAACCAAAGCAAGTACAGGTAGAACAGTTAATGCTTCAGAGGGATTAATGAATTTAGTAAAAAATATTTAAAATGGAAATCTTATTAATAATATCAGCAATAGTAATTTTAGCACTAGCTTATATAACTTTCAACTTAAACCGTAAGGTAATTAAGCAAGAAGAGATCTTAGAATACCAAGTAGGTTACCTTAGAAATGTTTCGTACCTTATACAAGAATCAAAAATTTATGTTGAACAATTAGATGAGAAAGGTGCATTTAGAGCAGATGATGAAGTTGGAGTTTTCTTCAATTTTATGAAAGAAATACAGGAAACTATAAATGCTTACCGTCTCCCAGAAGACTATGGCAAAGCCACCAAATAAAGATAATTACTATTTTACACAAGAGACAGAGGATGCAATCGTAAGATATAACGCATCCTCTGACCCTATTTTCCGAGACACGGTATTTAAGAAAGAAATATACCACCCACTTTATAAGCTAGCAGAAAATATTATACATACTTTTAAGTTTTATTACTTAGATGTAGATAGTATTGAAGATTTAAAGCTAGATGTAGTGAGTATGCTTGTTGAAGAGAAACTCTATAGGTTTGATGCAACCAACGGCGCTAAGGCGTTTTCCTATTTTCAAACAATAGTGAAGAGGTGGCTTATCAACTATAATAACCGTAACTATAAAAAACTAAAACAAGTAGGATCTTTCGAAGAAATGGAAGATTCTTACGAAGTAGAAGGTTTACCTGATTCTGAAAGAAGAATAACTCTAGCAGTAGTGGTGAATCTTTTTGTTGAAAGTAGTTATGAAAATATAGAAGAGCTATTTCCTAGAGAACAAGACCAAAAGGTAGCAGACGCCATACTCACACTCTTTAGAACACGTCACGACTTAGAAATTTTTAGAAAGAAAGCTCTATACATATACATAAGAGAGATGACCGATTGTGAAACCCCTACACTTACTAAGGTAATCTCTAAACTTAAAGAAGAATTTTATAGAATATATAAAACCTACCAAGAAGCAGGATTTACTATTCAATAACATATCTTTCGATATTTATATAATAAATAGACTATGGGATTAGAGACAACAATATTCGGAAAAAAGACTGTTTCTGATGTTTTGAAAGAAATTTACGACAATTCTCGAAATAAGGACAAACAAATCAATGCTCTTATTGGAGAACTAAAACCTCTTGTTGAGAACATAGGTGATGCAACTTTAGTTGTTCCTATGATAAAAGAGTATTTAGAGGTAGGAGTAAAGAATGATGAACATCTTATTAAAATGGTAGCACTTGTTCAAAGACTAGAAGGAGGAGCAAAAGGATCTGAAGCAGACTTTTTCAACCCTGAAGAGCTTGCAAAGCTAATGGAACAGAGTGAAGAGCTTGGAAAGCAATTAGATAAAAAAGACGAGTAATGGCAGCAGGTAATTATTTCTTAGGAAGTAAGATAGGGGGCATAGTACAGTCTCAAAATGGAGGAGGATCTCAACAAGCTTCCCCTGTTTTCGGAAGAGTTATGAAGATTGCTCTAGATGAAAGTACAGAAATCCTAGATGCACAAGGAAATTCTTTACCTATCGGAACTATCCTGTACAGGGATATTACAGCTGAGAAAGAAACAACAGCAACTGAATATCCAGCACTACCCCTACAAAGTAACTTCAAGCAATTTCCATTACTAAACGAAGTAGTACTGTTAATACAAGGACCTACCTCAGATATTCAAACAAACGTAAGTACAAAAGATGTATACTACTCAACAGTAGTAAATCTCTGGGGGAGTAGTCATCACAATGCCCTACCTGAACCCAACACAGATATTAGTACAATTTTAGGTAAAGATGTAAAAGAGCTTTCTGACGTAAACCCTATGTACCCATACCCAGGAGACGTAC